ACTGAACAATACTATTGTCTAGGATACAAAGTTGCTTGAGAATTAGTTCAATTGCTGTCTTGATAAGAACCATAGTGGCAGCACTGATGCCAGTAAATGATGCAATCAGTCCAATTCCCTTACTAATCTGTCCAGCAAGTTCATTCAACCATTCTCTCATTGCAGCAACTGTCTGAGCAGCAATCGCCATAATTGCATTTTTGATCGCAGCAGTAATTTTATCGATAGCAACAGGGACGTTATCAGAAAGACGCTTATATACACCTGGTTGTACTTTCACAAGACCAGCAACTTCCTGTGCTGCCACATTGACAATATTTGTCAGGTGCATCTTCAAAGTTTTTGCTGGACCTCCAGTTCCATCTGCAGCAGGAACTGGAGAAAATGGAGGAGTTTGCTGAGGAGATGCTTGAGATACATTTCCTGCGTTTGTTGGGTTTCCAGGATTAGGTTGTGATTGTTCTGACTGATTGGGAAGTTGAACACTATTGATTTGGTTAGCAACAGTCGGTCCATCTGGACCAGTAGTAGTGTTTTGTCCTGCAGGAGCAGTCGTAGTATTGGTATATGGTGTGTTTGATTCTCCAGTCAATACAAAGAATGGTTTATCTCTAGACTGCTCTCCCTTGACTACACGAAGAACTCCCATAACAACTGGTTGCTGTCCCTCTTCTCCATCAAAGAAGAACCCCATTACAATAGCACCTGGTTGTAATTGACCAGAAGATTCACCCTGCCCATCGTTGCCAGCTTGTGTGGTCGGTTGCAAAACTAACGCCCAAGGAAGTTCTTCCCCAGGAAGATCTTTCAATGTATCTCCAGATGGATTGGTATACCAACCCAAGATACGACACTTTACACGACCGATATTTAGAGGGTCTTCATTATTTTCGACCTCACCAATCCACCATGTGAGACTATCTTTTCCAAAAAAGTCGTTGCTCCTTTCATTAGGATAACCTTCTACAACTGAAGCAGGCATAGTAAATTACTGTGATATATGTGTTTATTTATTCATGGGTGATGACGGGATCGAACCGCCGACCGCCTCGGTGTAAACGAGATGCTCTACCGCTGAGCTAATCACCCGATACGTTTGAACTCAAAGAATTTAGTGCCACCGAAAACGAATTGACCATTTCTGGTTCCGTAATCGAAGACTCGATACTTATCTTTGCTTATTTCAATGTTCGTCTGAACAAGTACGTCATAATGATAACAAGAACCATTATTGACTCCAACCCACCCGTTTGGTGTTTGTGTTAGAAGTATATCACATCCTTCTCGTTTTGTCCACTCATGATCGTAACTTTCTAAAATATAATTAGATCCGTTCTTCACAAATTTATGGTAACGATCTCGATATGCTTTATCTATACCCTCTCTGTGTTTCCATTGCCGTGATCGAAGACCACCATCAATGCGTTCCCACAAAATATGTATATTAGAATATTCTGTGGGATACATTGAACACTGTCTTCTGTTGTTCCAGTGCCCTAGAAAATAATCTTCAATCGTCGTAAACGAGACACTCTGGTGCTTCTGGGTTTGCATCACAATAAAGTTCTAGAGATGTTGGATCATGTGTATCTTCTGGGTGGTTTTCTTTATAAGATTCCAGAGCAGCAAGTTCTTCTTGAGTATGTCTACGTGCCTGTGGAGATGTCTGTGGATCGTCAAGAATCAGTTTATCATGTTTGATGTGGGCGTCAATGCTTTCCATTAGTCTGTAGCGTATTGATAATATTTATCTTACGATGCTTTTTCTTGTGTACTATCACGAACAAGTAAACAATTTGTAGTCAATTTTCCACTCTTGAAACGATGAGTAACCCCTGCTACCATCCATCTACCGCTCCATCTCTTATCAACTGGTATTTTCTTATCTGATGGTTTATCAGGAAGATTCTTAGGGATTTCTACCTCAATACCATATCCAGCATAAATGTCCAGATTTCCAGCAAATTGAATTGAAAGTTGCTGATACATAAATGATTTTAGACGTAGATAACTGTATGATGAGGCATCAACAATGTCTTGGAAGTTTTTACCACCTGCAGCGACTGCCTTCTTATCACCAGGTACTCCAAAAGTTCTGCTCAATATTGGTTTGAGTCTATGTCTTCTTGGAACAGAGTACAAATAATCTGGAGCACCTTTGTATGGTTTTGCTTTCTCTACATGTGCCATACTACCCCAAACTTGCTCAATTAGATATTCTCTAGTTGCCGCTGGCGTATCTTTAGATGGATCCTTAGAAGATCCCTTTGCCAATTCAACTGGATCAAATGCTTGAGTATATCCAGCTAAAGTTCCATGTCTAATCTGATCCAGGAGACTGTAAGATTTGGGAAATGTCAACTTATCAATCAAAAATTCATTCTCTTCTGGATTATTTTGTCCAAGATTTTTCTGCCCGTAAGTATATTTGTAAAGTGGTGGAATGGGTCTTGCTCCACAATTGCTTCCCTGCGTGATAGTCTTTGAACTTGATGATTGTTTTTTAGAATCCTCAATCAATTTATCCAATGAAGTGAAATGGAATCCAAAAACATTTTCATACAAAATGAATCCAGATTGCCTCACAGATCCAGATTTATTAGCCCTAATTGACTTCTCACACAACCAGTTGATGCAATTGAAAACTCTCCAATTTGTTGCAACAAAAGTAAATGTTGCGTCGGTATTTTCAATAAAAACTTTTTTCTCCGTAAATTTACCGATTGTCTTGAATTGTTTCTTGGTCATAATTTCACATACATGTTCAGATGCTTTCTTGTCTTTGAATGACCCGAAAACATTTGATAGTTCATTTCTAAGAAATTCACCAGATGCTAGATGAATCATATAGACAGCACGTTTTTCTTGACGTACATAATCGCTAACTTTGAATGATTCTAACTTATACGTTTGATTTCTATGCTTGCTCTTGATTTCAATATTCCATCTCTCTCCACCATCCAAGTTTGTAATAAGGTCTCCAGAGTCATCAATTACAAGTCTTGCATATATGCATGGTGTATCAATAGATTCAGTGATTTCACACTCAATGATATATTGATCAAGATAGAATGTTTTTCCGTCAGGACCAGTTCTCCCATCCATCCAGGCATGGAATATGGCGTCGCCTGTCTGATTTAGAATTTCCATTTATAGACCGCTTCCTCCAATTCCAGCGAATAATCCGAACCCAGGACGATATTTGACAATATCATCATCACCCAACCGTCCACCCCCACCAATAGGGATCTCAATTTGACCACCACTGTTGTGTTGAACTTTCTTATTTAGTGAACTTGCCTTAGCGGTAGCTTGACCCTGCTGAGCAATTGACTGAGCATATTTATTAGCAGCACTAGCTTTATCGGAAGCAATTTGTGCTTTCAGTATTCCATTGGTTTCAGTAGATTGCTTTACTGCCTGAGATGTCGGTTCTGCTGCTGGTTTGACATTAGCAGGATTAGATACTGGTGGATTTGCTGTTGAACGGTACTTGGCAGCAGCAGTATGTGCCTTGACATAATGCTCTAGTTCTGCACCATTTAGACCCTGTGCTCTTCCTTCTTCTCTTGCTCTCTTCGCAGCTTCAAAAATTGTAGGATCACTCGCAGCAGTTTTTGTTGGATCAAGTAATTTATTCAATTGATCTGAACTCATCTTCAAGTAATCAGCAGCACTCTTGGTTGGAGCTGGTTGAGTTCCTCCAGTTGCAGTTGGTGCTCCTGGTGTTGCTGGTTTTGTTCCTCCAATAGAATCAGTTCCTGATCCTGATGGTTTTTGCCCAAGTGATGTGAGTGCTTTATCAATTGCATCTAAAAATGCTTGTTTTGGATCTGCACTTGCTTCACCTTTACCAGTAGCATTTGCATCTGCAGCATTTGGATTATTAGGATCTAGTTGAAGACCAGTACCAGTTGCTCCACTCATTGCTGCAAGAACAGTCTTAGAGTCATCCGATCTTTCTTTTTGCTCTCTTGGACCCTGATCTGCTGGTTTTTCGTAATTCTTCAGAACCCAATTTGACGCAGCAACAACTTCTTTGGTTCCAGTAAATACCGAAGACATGTAGGTTTTGAATTCCTGTGCCAAAAATCCCGTTGCCAGTGCATCAGTTGCACCTTTATTCTTCCAGTCATGACCCTTGGATTCCATGTACTTGGCAAAGTTTTTCTGCCTATCAATGGAAGTCCACTGCGGATACGAATATCCAGTAACACCATCCAATTTGAGTGGACCTCTTTTTCCTCCTTGAAGTACATCTGGACGTAATCCACTCTCTTGGTTTACATTACCAACAATTGCTGCTGCTTGATAATCTTTGATTCCAAGCATGTTCTGCAAATCTTTAGCAATGTTCGCACCTTTTGTCTGGAGTGCTCCACCACCAGCCATTTTTCTCAAGAATCCCCCTAGAGATTTACCTTCTAGAGATGCATTTGCTTTGTTGATTGCATCCAAGAATTTATCGATAAGTTGTTGAGGGGTTTCCTTCTCTTGCGTTGCACCTTCTGCAGCAGAAGGTGTTGAATTACCAGAAGTATCGACACCTTTAGCATTAGCAACTTCTTCTGCAGATAATGGTTTGGGATTGCCCATCAGTGCAGTAAGTTCTGGACTAATTGGAATGAGACCCTTACCATCCAACTTCATTGCAGTAAAATGAAGGTGTGTATTGGTATCACTTGCATTTCTACCATGACCACCAGATTTGTCACTTACAGGTCCGAGTATTTGACCAAATGATTTCCCTGCAAGGGGCATCATCTTCTTTTCCCATGCAATAGTTTCGTTCCACCAAGTTGGACTATTTCCAGATGGACCGAAGTACCCAGCATCCATAGCATTATATCCATGGTTCGGAGTTCTATGGGCAGCATTATTATATTTTCCAGGATCAAATGCGTTTTCATTTGGTTGGAATCCAATCTTTCTTAGATAACCACCCCACTGCTTCCAATTGATAAATCCACCAGCATTACGTTGCCTACGTTGACCATCGGCGTTATCTTTCGATAACTGCTTTCTAGCTGCTTTCCATGCTTCTGGCAGTCCCTCTGGTTGTTCGTATATCTTAGATCCATCTTCTTTATAATTAGTAATCTTTGCAACATTGGCATAGAGTTCAGATTTATTTGCGATTGGAGATGAATACCCAGTTCCAAGAGTTCCTGTAAATGCTCTACTTCCAATTGGGGCTGATCCAAAAGCAGATTTAGAGAAATCCGTCGTCAATCCAAGAGAAGCAGCAAGTTGAATTCCCTTAGAACCCAAATCCCAGGCATTTCCAGTTGCTCGTGAGTTTAGATATGATTGAATCTCATCATATCCAGATTGCCCTGGTTTTACCTTTCTAGCAAGATCTGGGAAATTCTTCGCCCACTGCTGCATTGGCGTAAGATTAGATCCAGCAACTTTTGGAGATACAAGTTTAGAACCTTCAGTTTTAGTATCTGGTTTAGATCCAGATACATCTGGAGTTCCAGATAACATCAGAGCATCATTTGGAACATTACCAGTAGTATCCAAATTTCCACCCTGAGATAATTTGAATCCAGCAGACATCGCTTCTCCCATGCGTCTGCCAGTAAGATTTTTATTTCCTCTGGTTGCTGGAGTATCAAATGGTACTACATATGCACTTCTAGTGTTTCCACCGCCAGATTTAGTGGCAACATATTCTGTACCATGACCAATAAATGCTACTGATTTTCCACCATCTAGAGATACTGGATATCCTGTTTGTGGTCCTTGTATCCATCCCCCTCCAGCAGCAAAGAGTCCAAGAAACTTACTTCTAGCAGGTGCTGGTTTTCCAGCAGGTGCTGGTTTTCCATTGCCAGTTCTTCCAAAATTCCTAGGGGAAGCACCAGCCTCACCATATCCACTACTATTTGCACCATACGCCTGATTTCGTTCTTCAATCTGCGCCTGTGCTTTTACTTTAGAAATTTCTTGCTTCTTTTTTTCTTCTTCCTGTTTCTTCTTTTGAGCGATGGTGCCACCACCCTTGGACATACTGCCGATGGTTGCTTTCAGTCCAAATGCAGACGCAACTGGACCAACCAATCCTTGCATCATCTTAGAAAGGAATCCAGCACCAGGAACCTTGGATAGAACCTTAGCAAGATTGTTGATGACACCAATGGTTGCTAGTCCAACCATCTTCATTGGCAAATATACCAATGTTGGAATCAATTTTTGTTGTTTCTTGTACTGGGCATCCCCTACAGGTACTTCAGCTTTCTTTTTGCCGAGGAACGAATCTAGTTTGGTTAGTGGTTCAAATTTACCTAGATTTTTTGGCAGAGACGGCGCAGGTGCAGTAGGTGTTGGACCACCCTCTGCCCTTCTTGGTAATCTACCACCACGAGACATTGGTGGAGTTGCCGCTGGTGGTGGTAACTCTGGTGGTACAGGTGTTGATTGTGGAAGTATTCCGCCAACTCCTCTGGTTGGCGTTGGAGCTGGTAAAGATGGAGCATCAGGTGCTTCGCCCTGTGGAATATCTCTTCCTGGTGCTGGTTGAACACCACCCTTAGGAGATGGAATTGCCTTCTCTTTTGCTGGGGCCTGTGATTTTGCTTCAGTATCAGAGATAGCCTTGGTAGCATCTCTATTGAATCGTTCAACTTCCTTCTTATTCTCTTTTTCGTCTTCTAATTCAAGATCGGAAAGTTCCTTCTCGGCATCGTCTAGATCTTTGCCAGTAACACCATCAGCAATTCGATCGATTGCATAGGATGCTCCGAATGCTGCTGCAGCACCCAGAACCATTTTGCCAACTCTACCCTTGCCGCCTCTCAGAAGATTTTTGGAACTTCTAGCAATGAACTTTGTAAGTTTGGCAGAGAATTTCAGTAGTGCTTTGAAAAATCCCTTGAATAGACTGAATACTTGCTTTACAACAAATTTGACTGCCTTACCACCGAACAGCTTTCTGAATGCCAAGAAAGATGTACCAAGAGCAGCCATGAAAAGACCGAACTTTAGAATCTCTTTCCAGAAAGGCAGTTTAGTAAATCCAGCAATCAGTTCTAATGTAACGTATACTGTGCCAGATACTATTTTATAAAGAAATTTACCGATCTCTGCTAGTGCGCCAACAATACTTGCGAGTTTCTTTTGATTCTCCTCTTTACGCATCCAGTCAAGAACTGGTAATACGATGAATAGTTTGAACAGTGATCCAAACAAACCAAGAATACCGCCAGCACCCTCAGCAACGATTTTACCAAAACTTCCAACAACTCCACTAGTAAATGAAAGTTTTCTTCCTTTTTTACCAGGATCTTCCTTAGGTTTCGCTTTTACTTTGGTAAGTTTCTGCTGTGCTATAAAGTTCTTAGCAGAAAGTTGAACATACTCATCAAGTACTCTAGCAATTCCATTGACAGTAGATCCCAGATTATTCAATCCTTGGGTTACTTTGCTATCCCCGATAGATGTAAATACTCCTCTCTTGCTGTCAATTTTACCAACAAACTTGTAAAAATTGATCTTTTTTCCTTTGACTTGTTGGATCTTCTGTTCGTTTGCCATTAGTACATCTTGAATCTAGTGCTGAGTAATGAACTTGTGAGCGGCATATAGATTGGAACGGGTGGTGCTACTTGAGTTGTGCCACTTCCACTATTTATTGGCACTGGTACTGGTACTGGCATAGTATTAGATGCTTCCTTCGTCTTCTCATCTCGTTCTTCTTTTTGAACGGATTGATTTTTTAGAATAGAACCCTGAATTTGAACTTTATCAGTCACTTCTTTGAATACATTCAATGCTGGAGATTTTGTGGTAGCATAAGAGACAGTATCTTTTGCTGCTTGAGTTGCTTTATTTTTTAGGAAGTCCTGAATCTCATTGAATCCACTTTGTCCTGGTTTTACAGCTTTTGCAAGTTCTGGGAAATTCTTTGCCCATTCTTGCATTGGTGTCAATTTTGCAAGACCGAGTTTACCAGTAAGAGCATCAGCAGCTTTCCCAAATATACCCTTAGTATCAACTCCAAAGGATCCTGCAATTGATGAAAGACCTTTACCATTCAATAGATTGGTTGCTGCTCCAAATTTATCTCCTAGAATATTCTTCCCAGCGCCAAATGCCGTACTAGCAATATTCCCAGGATTGAATCCACCACTAAAAGCAGACTTACCAAAGTCAACTGCCTTTCCTAGAACACCACTTCCAAGACCAGGAACAAAACTACTCGCAGCACCAAATGCAACATCAGTGAGAGATTTTCCTCCCAAAAGTCCCCCAACTGCATTTCCAGCAACTGCTCCAAGAGGACCACCTATAAGACCACCAACAGCACCCAAAAGACCGCCACCGCCTCCACCAAAGAGACCACCAAAGAGACCACCACCGCCTCCACCACCGCCGAAGAGACCGCCAAAGAGACCACCATCTTTCTTATCTTCTTCTTCCTCCTTCTCTTTGAATCCCATCTGCTCTGCTAGTCTTTTCAGAGAAGCTTTGTATACAATATAATGACCATCATTTACTTGCTGTGATAATCCAAGCAATTGATCCTTTCCGAGTCTCTGCTTCCCTGGTGCTGGCATTGTAGATGGAACTGCAATAGCACCAGTTCTAATTGGAACAGGACCACCAGTTGCAAGAGATGCATTAGATTTCATCAATCCCTGCAATTTTGGTGGGTAACTAGGATCAGTAGCATAACCCTCTGCCTTTAGCATCGATGCGGCGGCATCTGCAGAAGAAGCTCTATTGACCCCTTTGTACCCCTTATAATCTTTATACCACTGACTTACAAGATGATTTACTGCATCTTGTGCGCTAGGGAAGTTCTTGAATCCAGCAGTAATCGTTACAGTTTTGCCACCATAAACTTCTTGAGTTTTGTGGGATTGAGAAGATTCTCCTGCTGCTGCTTTGATTCCGAAGTAATTGTGTTGAGCTGATAATGCGGTTCCCCATCCAGATTCGAGAGCAAATTGTGCAGCAACAAGTTGAGGCCATTTTGCTCCTGCTTTGGAACCCATTTCTTTGAACTTCTTCCACTTTTCTGCTTTAGACCCTGTAACAGGTGGACCAGCAGGACCAGCTGGAGCAGATGTATCTGGGGATGCTGTTGTTCCAGAAGGTGTTGTTCCAGAAGGTGTTGTTCCTGAGGGATTTTGTTGAGTATCAGCAGCAGGTTCATTTACAACTGTTGGGGTGTCTTGTGCAGAGAGCAGAGAAAGAAGATTTAGATCAGTTCCAGTATCACTACCAGCCTTAGCAAGATCTAGAATACTAGCATTTGCACTGACCAATCCAGCAGCAGTGGAGGAACCACCCAATTTCTGAACACCAAATGCTCCAGCAACAGAACTAAGTTCCGATCTAAATTCCTGTGCCCCTGGAACTCCCCTAATTCCACCAAGTACTGACGAAGTTGCACCAATGAGATTTTCTGCACCAGGAAGAATACTTCTAGATGTCGGATCCAAAAGTCTCTCAAGTTGTGTTTTTGTTAGAACAACTTCTGGTTCAGTTTCAGCGACCTGAATAAAGGATGGTTTCATAATGATACCACCAGTGCTGAATGCTCCTTCTGGAGATGGTGGTATACCCATAAGATCAGCAATCTTATTACCTATCCATTCACCACCCCACTGAGCAACACCAGTGATAACACCACCAGCAATAACAGCACCAATACCACCTGTACCAAGTCCCAGAGCAGCAGTAGCAGCGCCTCCTGCGATGAGACCAGCAACTGATCCACCTAACTTCAATGCAACCCGTCTAGGATCTGTGCCTGCCTTCAGATCCATCAACGCAAACGCCGCTTCAATAGCGAGATCTAGTGGTCCAATATGCAGAGGACCAAGAGTATTCTTCAGGTTCCTTAGATGAGGTTTTACAAAATCAGCAAACTGATTGAATGCCTTGGCAAATCCAGCCTTTGCTCCCTTCTTCGGAAACAGACTTAGTAGTTTTTGAAGAATTGGAGACTTTTTGATAAATTCTCCGATATTTGCTTTGAGTGGTTCTAGAACTTTTTGAAGTATCCAGTCATTTCCCTTCTTAGCCCATTCTTTAGACCACTTCCAAGCACTCTTTGCTTTTTCTGGTATTGAGATTACACCTTTGTATAGATTCTTGGCACCTTCGGCAACTTTCTTACTTACGTCTCGTATAGCTTGAGCAATTTTAGTATTTTTTGCCCAACTTACAAATCTATTTCCTTGATTCTTTGCAAAATCAGTAGCTTGTCCAACTTTATCAACAACAGTATCTTTTGTCTTATTGAGTAGTTTTCCAGCACTATCTCTCAGAGCAGTAGCTTTGTCCCCAACTGCCTTTACGATATCTACTGCTTTCTTACCAGGAACAGAATCTAGAACTTCTGCAATTGCTCGTTTTGCTGCAGGTCTAATTGTGTCATAGTATTGACGTAGTGCAAATGCTACGACTCTACTAGACAATGCTTGAATATATCTGCGTGCTGCTGCCAAAACAGCAGTTCTAAATTTCGTAAAACGTCTACCAAAACGTTTTGCAAATATTCTTACTCTTTGCTTGAACTTGTCGAGAAAAGTCTTTGGTTTTTTACCTTTAGGTTTATTTGGTTTATCTGGATCTGTAGGTTTACCATCTGGTCCACAGGGACAATCGCCACTAGCACCCGTTTTATCTGCAACTTCCAGCAGATCCAAGATGCCACCCATGAGCTTCCATGGGTTTAGGAACATAGACAATCCCTTGAGGGCAAGAAGACCCACCATGAGTTGCCCGAATCCCATTATGGTATCCCAGGCACCACCTAATACATTACCCTCTTTGAACTTCCCTACACCACCAAATACCTTTCCAAGACCATCAATTAGGTTTGTTACACCAAATTCACCCCATTTATAGAGAAATTTGAAAATTTCTCCCATGAATTCAACAAGTCTTTCAACTTTTTCAATATTCTTGGGATCAGAGAACCACTCCAGTGCTCCCATGATGGCAGCATAGTTGATAAAGGGAGAGAGAACGTTGAAAATATCAATGAGTGGTCCAAAAATCTTTTCTAAAAATCCCTTCTTCTTTTTAGGATCTTTCTTGATTTCCTTTTCACCAGATTTTTTTATTGAATCCCTATCTGCATCAGTAGCTTCTACTCGGTCTTCCGCTGCCTGATCTAATGATCTTCTCTTAGAACGGCGTTCATCAACTTCATCTTCTCGTAGTGAAATCGCTCGTACTTCTTCAATCGATTTGAGTGCTTTTACACTCGTATAAATGCTGTTGCATGTTGCTCCAAGTCTATTGACACCAAGGAGAACTTTTGCATATGGTAGAGCACCAGGTTTTGCGGCACCAATACTCTTAGCGGCTGCTTTTTCTTCGCCACTAAGAGATGGATTTACAAACTTATATCCTAATTTTGCTGGTGCTCCTGCCATTTACCTGGATTTCATCTGTTGTTCTTTATACCTACGTTCCTCTTCTTTGAGATGCTGCATAAGCATACTAACATAGATTTCTTTCTCCCAGGGGAGCAAGTTATCCAACTGTTCAAGATCCCATTTATGGTAGTGCATCAACGCGAAATTGGTCTCATAATAGTTCAATAACGTATTATGCAACATCGCTACGCGAAAAAAGACGCAAGACCCTCCAGAGTTACTTCACTTTCAACACCCGTATTAGGATTTGATACCATAATTTTCTTTTGGAGTTTTGGCATCGTTTCAAAGAATTTCTGAACTTTTTGAAACTGTTCAGAACTGAGTTGCTCTAGAAACTCTACTTTTTCTTTACGTGGAGTATCCTTGCCATCATAAACTTGATTTTCATCATAGATGTTATCAATGCAATCAGCAGCAAGATCGAACACTTGATCAATTTCATTGCCAGTTCCAGTGATATTCATTTTCACGAAAGTATCCAGAGAAGGATATTTCATAACAATGCCAACAGAATCAGTCAGTTCAATCTTCTTATTATGCTCAGGATCCGTAACAACTTCAACTGCAGATAGATCAATATCAACTGCTACATCAGTCTCGTTATCATCTGGACATGTAATCAATACCTTAGATGATTCACCAACAGACTTTGCTCGAATCTTCAAAAACAAGTACTCAATATCAAAAGTTGGAAGATCATCAATCATTCCTTTCACATCAGTACAGTCACTAATAATAGATTTGATTGTAGTGATAGTCTGCTGTTCGTCTTCAGATTCCATTGCCATAAGAAGAAGTTTTTCCTCTTTGACAAGAAATGGTCTATATTTGACTTGTTTGCCTGTAGATGGCAATTTCAAAGTATATTGTGGGGTAGCAATCTTAGGTAATGCCATAATGTTTTCAACTCAGTGTAAGTATTTAGCGAAAAAACTAAAGGGGTCAATTTTTTGGCGGGGAATTTTTTCCGACTTTTTGGTAAATAAAAGTCGATTTTCGTTTTGAGATTATGTTTCTCCTCCTCCATTGAGATCCCATTGTGGTTTTGGAAAGAATCTATATCTTTCATATGAGAACGTAACATCCACAGTGACTGGAGCACCTGGTTGGTTATTGAATTGTGCAGTGCTGATATTTTTTGGGAACACATTATAGCATACCCACATACCAACAAAGTCATTGTACTTTGGTCTATTTGGAATATCTTCTACAGTTAGTCCTTGCTCAGCTAGTTGAGCAGCATCTAGGGGGATATTTCCACCAGCACCTCGCTCAAGTTTGTAGATGACTAGACTGGATGCAACATATTTATCATAGTAATCAACATACTGGTTGGCATCATTCGCCATGATGTTCATCCATCTCTCAAAGAAGGTCACCAAATAATGATTTCTTGGAACATAGAACTGTACTGAAGTCTCACTAAATGCACTACCAGTTGCGTATAGATATTCAGATCCAAGAATCTTTGCATTTCCAGTTGTTACTTGTCTTGTAGGAGTATTGACTTCATTTGCATACAAACTCATTAGTTGACGAATTTGAGTCACTGGAAATTTATTTTGCAAAATCTGAGGTACTTCAATATCAAAATACCAAAGATTAGATCTCGAAACCTCATGGTTCTTGTTAGATAAAGCCTTCGCCATGAAAGCCTGAATGCTACCACCGAGTGTAGATTTGGCAAATGATTGTGCTTGTGAGAAATTTGTTAGTGCCATTATACTTTTAGTTCTTTTTCGGTAATCAGCATAAACTGCATAGAGTTATCATTACAAAATTCCTCTGCTGCTTTCCACTTCGCTTTGTTTACAGCATATGTCACGACTTCATTGATATACTTTTTAGTGTTTCTCTTTTGTGTCTTTGGTTCTTGTGTCTGATAAAACGGTTTGACTTCAACAATATATCTACCTCGCCCCTTGATGTTCACATAAAAATCTGGAAAATATCTATGCACTTTACCATCGGCAGGAGAAACATATGGTATGAAAATTTCCTCACTCCCCCATTCAACCACAGATGGTGTGATATCACACCATTTCATAAATTTATACTCCCAGGAAGACCTATAAATAATATTTCGTGAATCACCTTTGTACTTCTGAGGAAATGAAGGAACATATTTTCCTTGATATCTCATGATAAATAATAATTAGATAACCATAAAAGTATTTAGGTGTATAATGGCAAATCTGATATACCCAAATAGATTCCCGATTCCTGGACAACTAAACGACAACGATAAGGATCAACCAACTGGGTATATTGATTACCTAATGATTCATCGTCACGAACAAAAGAAAGACTCAAAAAATGCTCAGGGATTTTTCTACAACACATCAAAAGCAGTTGGTGGAGACTACGCTGGTCTCTCTCCAAGAAGTGACATTGTGTATCTATCAACTCCACCAAATATCAATGTAACATATGGTGCATCATACGATTCTGTGAATTTTGGTACTGCTGGTATGATGGCAGGTAATCTTCTCGCAGCAGGAAGTAATGCTACGGCATCTTCAGCAGCAGAGGCATTGAAAACAATGGCAACAGATTCAATGCCAGAGTTCACATTCAAAACTCTAGCAGATGCAACCAGAGCACTTGGTGATGTTTTAGGTTCTCCAAGTGATGTAACCGCAAGTGATCTTCTTGCCGTATCTCAAGGAAAAATCTTCAACCCATACGAAGAAATGATCTTCAAGGGAACTGGTTTTAGAAGTCATAACTTTCAATTCAAGATGGTTGCAAGAAATGAAAATGAAGCAGTACAGATTGGTCAGATCATTGCATATCTAAAGCAAGGTATGCTACCAAATTTTAGTGGTGGAAGTGAGGGTCTAGCAGGAACTGCAGAAACCGCTCTAGGAGAAACAAATATTCAAGGAAGATATCTAACCGTACCTGATAAATTCAAACTGGCGTACTATAGATTGAAAGAAGATGGAACTGAACTAACAGCACTTCCACACTATAAATTTCAATTGTGTGTTCTCGAAAATCTTGATGTTAGTTATACCCCTGATGGTCAGTACGTTTCATTCAAAAAAGGATCTAACACTGCAAATAAACTATTTGTTCCAGCAGTTACACTAAATATGAACTTCAAAGAAGTGGCATACATTACATCAGCAATGGCAGGATCGGGTTACTAATATGGATTTCTTCAATAAACTACCAGAAGTATACGTTGGTGTAAATAATCAAGCATCATACTATGAAGAAACTCAACTGACATATGTTAGAGTAAAAAATTTCTTTAGAACTGCAAGGATTAGAAAAGACTACGAAAAATATGTAACACTTTTCGAACCCTACTACATTGGAGATGGTATGCGTCCAGATAATGTGGCGCAAGAAGTTTATGGCGATGTTGCATTGGACTGGATAATTCTAATGACAAACAACATCTTAGATATGTACACGCAATGGCCGAAACAATTTGAAGAACTACGCAGATACGTTTCGGAACTATATGGTGAAGAAAACATGGTCGCAACCCATCACTGGGAGACCAGAGAAGTAAAAGATGAAGAAGGTGATATTATTTTACCTGGTGGAATTATTATCCAAGAAAATGCAACTTTCAAGAATTGGAAAAACGGAACTACAATTCCAACAGCAGAAGCAATTGCATCAATCTCAAACTATGAATATGAAGAGTACTTGAATGAAAAGAAAAGATTCATCTATATTATGACAGGTTCTTTAGTAGATCAATTTGCAAGAGATTTTGAAGAGTTAGTAGCATATCAAAATAACTCCGATATCACAACAGGAAATCAAGGAGCGCCACTAACAAAGATTGAACCATCTGGAGAGTACTCGGTCCTACAAAGTGGAAGATCTATCTACCCATCGTTCGGGGTGACAAACAACTTTACTGCCGCTGCTGCCGCCACAAAAGCGTTTCTAGAGTCTGAACTGCAATAAAAAGAGGGGTCTTGACTGATAGTTGCCAGTCACCCCTCCGTTATAGCGCACGACGATATTCGATACTATTTATCAGTCTTCTTCTGCGAGTCGAGCAAAGTATGATAGAGTGTCCTCTGAGTCATCAGACGATGGAGCAACTGCAACTGCTTTCTCTCGGAAAGATGATACTTCTTCTGCCCAAGACTGTTTAGGTTCGGAAGGTTTGCTTCCAAATCGGGACGCTGCTGTATTAGTAAACGGCGCAGAATCATCCTCATCTTCTGCCGTCTCAGCATCAACTCGGGGACGTGCAGAACCTGTAGAAAGAACAGTAACAAGTCGTTGCTGAAGTTCCTCATAGGTCTTGAAGTTCTTCGGATCTGTAAAGTCAGTCAACGAATACTCTTGACGCCAGATCTTTTCAAGTTCACTATCTTGGAAGTCACCGAGAGTCGATGCTTCAGCGAACTCGGACTTGTCGTAGTTCCAATAACCTTCGACTTGTCGAATCTTCAGTTTGAAGTCTGCACCAGTCCAAAGATCAAAGGGATCGATAGGACTTTCATCAGCGAAAGCAGGTTTCATTGCCTCTACAATCTTGTCAAAGATCTTCTTACCAAACTTGTAGAGGAACACACGACCCTCGTTCTCGGGGTGTGCAGGATCACTTACAACATAGATGTTGGCATAGTATGACAGTTTACGCTTCTGCTTACGTGCTACTTCTTTATCAGCATCCGTGCCACTGTTCCAAAGTTCACGATTCAATTCACCCACGGGATCCTTTTTGTTGAGAGTAGTCAGACTATTCTCAATGTACCAACCACCAGGTCCTTTGAACGCATGAGACCATACTTTAGCGAACGGGAGATCTTCTCCCTCAGGAGCAGGAAGAAAGCGAATTACGGCATAAGAGTTGCCACCTTTATCGAGTTCTGGTTTCCAGAATCGATCATCAACACCACCACCAGTGGTAGGTTGATTGATTTTCTCAATTTCTTGTGTCAGTTTAGCAAAGTTACTGCCACTAGACTTCTTGAGACTTGCGAAAGACATAGGATTACCTCGTATTTGTTAGATTTGGTCTGTTGGTACTGTATCGGCGTACCGATACTATTTATGAAGGATCGTCAAGTTCCTTCTTGATGGCACTGTCGAGAATGGAGTTCATCGCCTCACAGCACTCGTTCATGTTAGCATACCCGAAGGTCCGTGTCAAGTCATCGATCTTGGTTTTCATCTCCAGTGCTTCCGAATCTTCGTATGCAGCGAGACACAATCGGGTATAAAAAAGTTTTTGCTTTTCGATGAGAGCTTTGGTCTCATTGATGTGAGCAATCTTCCCTGTATGATCCATGTTAGGAAGATTTGCTGACATTTGAGCGATCCTTTTGTAGTTATCAAAGATAACAGAAAGATCCTGTTTTACTATTTCTGAATTGAAAAATGTCATAACTTGTTATTGATAGTGTCAAGAATCACTTTTCTATATCGACCACAATCGATGTCAAGAAATGGCACATACTTTACGATCTTCATTCTCGTCTGCTCCCACACAGGATCAGAAAGATTCTTATCAAAGTTTTTTACATACCCAAGACAATGTTCCAACACTGCCATTGTCTCAAGAGTAATTTCATTAGCATAAAAACTTCGGAGTAGAACTGGATGCTTGTTTGGTTCTACGGTGAAAAGATTGTCAAAGTTTTTGTCATATGGATATTCAACTTCATCCAGAAGACTATCAATATCCTGCTTGAACCTATAGGTAAATGATTCCTGTTTGGTTTTCCAGTTTTTGTAGGCATCATCGGAGAAATTCCGAACATACCCACCAAAATCAACAATAAAATTAGACACCAAATAATAGATCATCTCTTCAGGAGAATACTTGGCACCCAATTTCTTGAAAAAATATACATCCTTTCGTTTCTGAAAGGATGCTTCGTTTGCTCGAACGTTTCCGTTATATCGAAAATAATTATACTGTTCTTTAGTGAAGTGATTTTTGACTGCAAGATACATTTTATACACTTCAAATCCAGTCACAACGGCAGAACCCCCCTTGATGTTTTTTTGATATAGTTGAGTCTTTGTGCTTCGTAATGTAGTTTCTGCTTCAGAGACTTGGACATGAGTTTGGAAACGGTTTCCATTTCAATGTCGTTGTCTTGGCAAAAACAAACGATAGCATCTAGGTAGTTTACCAGACCCTTACCATTTTTGACAATGGTTTCAATCTCTTCGGCAAACTTTGCGGAAGTCATAAATTTTTTTTCGACTTCCTTTTTATTCATTGGGGTGTCCTCTGACGAATTCTTCAATATAAGACTTGAGTAATTGTAAATAGTCATCAAGATTGTACTTCTCAAAAATTTGTATAGAGCCCCCTTCAACGGCGATAAGCGTGACAATTTTCTTTACCTCTAATCCTGTACGTTCTAAAAACATGGCAGCATAGGCAGTTTCTTGAACGAAATAATTTTCAATCCAGTGCTCTTCTTTATTCTTAGTGGATGTCTTGAAGTCAATGACAGCAAGTTCCCCATCGAATTCAGCGATGCAATCGACACGACCAGCGAGACCGAGATAATCGGACCACATTGGTGTCTCCAGACAGTAGATATTATTGATTCGATCAAGAGTGCTTTTTGCCGAAGTGAACATGTACCAAGCAAGAGGGTGTTCGTTCTCTTTTTCGCCCAGAGTTCCTTTCAGATACTTTTCAGCGAGAGAGTGAAACGCTGTGCCGCGTGAGGTTGCCCTAGCAGATACTTTGTTTGCTTCTTCTTCACCGACTCTCTTTCTCCATTCCATAATGGATTTTTTGGAGCGAATGCCAGTGACAGAAGTTACACTCGGATAATATTTATCATTGTTATCAAAACGATAAAAACGAAGTCCATTTTCTTCACGAACCTGAGGTTCTGGGAAGTCGATGGTTTTCACAAAATTGAACATTAGTAACCTAATTTATATTTGGATAGGAGATAAGATTTGACAAGACCAGAACGAACGATATCAGGAATACCAAACTCAATGCAAGTAAACTCTTCCATGTTTTGAATGATCTTCATGAAGTCGTTGATGCCAGACTTCTCACTCTCTTTAGTCAAGTCAGACTGTGTGATGTCACCACAGAACATGATCTTAGAATCTTCACCAACACGGGTGATGATAGAATCAAGTTCGTGGAAGTTTAGATTAGAGAATTCATCAACGATGATAATCGCATTGTCAAGAGTAACTCCCCTAATAAAAGAAGTAGACCAAAAACTAATAGTTTCCTGGGCTCGTAGGTTATCATACAGCATTTCAAACGAATTGTCATCAGGCATACTGAACATATAACGAACCATGTTCTTGTATGGGATCTGATATAGAGAAGACTTATCTTCATGGTCCCCAGGGAGGAATCCAATCTCTCTAGTTGGAACAAGTGATCTCACAATATAGATTTTATCGTAAGGAGTATTTTCATCCAACACTTCACGCAATGCGTTGTAGAGAGTAATGAAAGTCTTACCAGTACCTGCTACGCCATGCAAGAGTAGATTCTTACCGCGAGCATATTCATTGAACATCCACTCTTGATTATCTGTTACTGGTTCAATAGGAACCATGAAAGAAGAATCAATGGGTTTCCTGCGTCTGATTTGTTTTGCAGTCATACCAGGTGGAACTGGTGGGGCACCAGCACGAGACTTTCTAGATCTTGGCATATTATGTAAAGCGAGATAGGTTTGACCCAGGATGGGCTTTCTGAACTTTGGACATGACTTCTTTGAAACCAGCATCAGTCTTGGGTTTACCATAAGTAACACCACCGACACCTGCTGACCAGTCTTTATCCCAGTCAGGGTTATCGTCTTTCCATTTACTGTATTCAGTCATAGTCATGGAGAGTTCTTGTTTCTCCCCAGTGAGTTTATTTATTACTGGATAAGTCGGCATCAATCAATCCTCACTGATGGTTGGACGGTTTCGATTTCGCTGCACCTACAGTCGTCATTAGGACAAGACCAATCAAGTGCTTCCGAGACAGTGGGGAACGTACACGTAAAGATGCGCTTAGCGCCCAGTGCAATATCCATGTGCTCTTTTTGAGTACCATTTGCAGAACGAAGATTGATATAATGTACCCAACTACGCACATTTCCCGTCATATAAATGCGAGTCGGTGTGCATAGTGGCAGTACCATTCTAGCACATTCTTTTGCAATGCCATCTTCCAACATATCTTGATACAAATTCATGGCATGTTTGAAGTGGTCCTGCATAAGGATCTGATACTTCTGAACAATCCAAGGATCAACATCATCAATACTGTTTTGACGATTTTTTGTATCTTGACGACGAAGTTCTGGTACAGGAATATCTTCTCCAAGCATTGAAGAATCTGCATAGCGTTGAGAAAATTCCTGATAGGTGAATGATCTATGCCTCAAGATCTGGGCAGCAATCGCCCGAGTAGTATTGATCTCAAGAGTCATGTGTGCCTGCTCAAAGACGCTCCAGTGCCCGTGTTTGATGCAGTACTTCAGAAGACCCGCAACGTTGGGATTGTCCTGGTTCTGGGGGTTGCTAACGCGAGCAATGTACCCCATCAGCGACTCTCCATTGGGAGTTGCAGATACAAGTTTTACATTATTCATGATCAGATTTTTCTAATTTTACATTACCAAGAACAATAGATGCCATAACTAGCATACCTAAAGATTTTAGATATCCAATTTTAGCAATTCCAAACGTAGGTGTCAAGATAGAATTCCACAGTATGAAGAATACAATTGGAGTAACAACAGCTCTCCATACAACCATAGCGAGTGCTGCAACTACTGTTGCTCTCTGCAATCTTTGCTTGTCTTCTTCACTCAGTTCTTCTGGTTCATCAACGTCTACTGGTTTATCAAAGTAGATTGTCATTTTGTTTTTTTCTTTTGATTTGGATCGTTCCATAATTTTGGATTCACTTTTCCCTCAGTCCACTCCATACTAATTAGATCTCCTCTATAGAGATCCCAGTACCAATCAAATATTGCAGATTTCTTATGTGAAATTACAATATCATAACAGATCTTACCGTCCATCTTGTAAGTAACAAGATAAGAATTCAATGGCAAAGTTTTATCATTTGCCAAAGAACGATCTACATTTTGATGTAAAACTTTTACACTCATCGAGTTCTGCCTCCCCATTGAATTTGGGGAAATGCTTCTTGAACTACGTTGAATGTTATTCGATACTTATCAGTCAACTTCTTATCTTTCACAAGACACAGAAGTTCTGCTTCTGAAGAATGAAGTCCCTCTAGAAGTTGGATGAACATAGTTTCTCTGCGAAGAGATGGAATAGAATTATCTCCACCCTTACAGAACCTATAAAATCCACGATACTCTTGCTCAAGACGTGTATGATCTGTCCCAGCAGGAGCATCATTTACTGTGTAAGGTACTTCCCCTTCGGGAATAATACTTTCGATACTGTCATCATAATTCCAAATCAAAAGTTGACGCAGTGCAGGTGAGTTATATTGCTGAAGAAGTTTTACTTTTTCAGCTTTGGTTTTTGCATTATGTACTTTTTGTAGAATTTCACTAATCAAAAGCCTATTGCTGCTGTTTGTCAATAATTGTTTAGCCATTGCGATACCTCATAAATCAATCTTCATCATCATCTAGATCCTCATAGTCATCTTGAGTGCGAATAAAAAGCAGTTCATCATGTAAGATGTTGCCATCATCATCCAGCATTTCTGGATGGGTAATTGCTTTTGCATAAGCTGCATTGTCAATGAATGCGTCAATATGTCCTTTGATGCTCCACGTAACTAATGCTCCTAAAACAAAGGCACCAATAACGACTAAGACTACTAGTGCTACTAACATGGTTTCCCCCTTTAGTTATTGTTTACTATTGGAAACCAACCTCCCATTTGATATACTCAAATATATTTAGATTAGTTTTTGTTCTCTTAGATACTTTACAGTATCAGTGCATCCACCTAGTTTAGTTCCGTTCATCAGAACCTGAGGAAAAGTTGCTCCTCTACCAAACTCACGATAGAAATCTTCTCGTGTAAAATTTGTATCAAGAACGTACTCACGATAATTCAATCCCTTACCACCAAGTACGGTTTTTACTTGATCGCAATACGGGCATCCTTTGCGAGTATAAACAGTAAAATTCATAGTCATAGTTATAAAAATTAGTTTGGACTAGTATTTAGTTCGTCAATAATTGAGATAATATTATGACGTTTTTTGTCCTTTCTCTTCTTCACTTTTTTCATGTTTTTATTCAATGCCAAAAGTTTTCCCATCTGTTGAGCAAATTCAGATCGAATTTCCGAACTGACATCTCGGGATATCTGAGCAAGTCCTGCAGGACCCAATCCAATTTCATCAAGATCTTCATCAATGAGTGGATCGATAACAAAATCATCATCTCCAATCATATCTTGCACTTTTTGTGGTAGATCTTCTTTTGAAAAATTTGGAATGTCCATATTAGATAGTTGTGATTGTTGTGTCGTACCCTATGCAGTTATCTTTGGTGGACCAGATAAGACTACCAGTTGAAGTAACGCTGTCTGTTACTTCAAAGATTGTTACGTCTGCATTGGCAGTTCCTCCAGCACTTCCAGTATAACTCACAGAGATAGTTTCGTCAACTGCATATCCAGATCCATATGCAGTAACATCGGTTACTGCCCAATTAGAAGTAATCGTATATTCATTTTGAGCAGTTTGAGTATTGTAAGTGACAACTGTATTTTTTTGGATGGTGACCGTTCCAGTTAGACCCTTCGTATCACTCAAAGAAATATCATCAGTCTCACCACCTTCGGTTGGATTATGTACTAGACTATCATCATTATATCCTGTAACGTATACCCCATTCCATGCTCCATCTTTCCAAGTAATGCCAGGAGGACTGTCTTCTGGTGCCATTCCAATTATTGTTGGAATACCAGTTACTGTAGTTACACTATAAGATCCTTGCCAAACTTGAAGTGCTGCAGCTACTGGAGAATCTGACCACAATGATTTGAATGATCCAACTGTAGGATTTTCAATGAAGATTGTAATATCATAAGTTCCTGCAGTAAGAGATACTTCTTTAGTTTCAAACTGAGAATTGTCATAGGAACTTCTTGTCTCAGTTAGATTTAGAATTTGTTGGGTTCCAGTTTCTTCAAATTTATTCAACCAAACTTCACCTTGCTTAGAAAATCTATATCTAAAAGTGTAAGTTCCATTAGAAGGAATTGTTATTTCTGATGTAAAGTAAACTGCATTACCAACAACAATTGTTTTCCCTTCGAAACTACATTGTCCAGAAGATATCCACGCAGCATATTCATTCATCTCAGTGTCCCAAGTACTATGAGATACACTATAAGTTACTGGTGCAGATCTTGGACTGAATTGATATAGTTCATTCCCACGTACTTCATCTGCCAAATTAGTAGTTGCGTAAGGTTCTTCACAGAAAGTATCAGGATCTATAGGATCTGGTGTCTTAGGAATATAAAAATTTGGAACATATTCATCCCATGCTTTCCATTTCTCCAATATATCCTGGAAATCTGGATCCTCTTGCCAGTCATAATCAAGAACTGGTTTGTAGAGTGTTCCTTTGCTTTGAAATTTTGTTAGAGTCGGAGCAAAGATCCAACTAGGTTGAGGTGTATTAGTTCCTAATTCTTCAACGTCTTGATACTGTTCTTCGATCGGTTGCTTTTCAAGAAGAACTGCCTCGGTTGAAACAGTTCTTCCCCCAGTGAAATCGCATACTGGTCCAAATACACCATATGGGTTAGTATTTGCCATTTACTAGTTGTAATATTTGTTCCTAATATATCTATACACAGATTTAGTCATCGTTTTACTCTAAGTTTTGCATAATCAAAAATCTTTTCGGGTATGTTTATACCCAGATAGGTTTCGAAACCACGAAATCCTGGCGAGGAGTTTGCTTCACAGATCCTGTATCCATCTTCATGGAAAAGCAAGTCAACACCAGCGATATCAAGATCAAGTACCTTTGCCGTTTGGATAGCAAGCATTTCCAATTTGTCATCAAGTTCATACGGGGATCCTTCGCCACCACGAGAAATATTTGCTTTGAAAGAACCATCAGTAGATCGCCTTTCCATTGCTCCCACCACTTTACCACCAATTACAATTACACGCAAGTCCCTTCCCTCAGAAAATCTGACATACTCCTGAACAATCATACTATTCTTGAAGTCTAGTGCAGAGATCAATTCAGAGAGATCTTCAAACTCTTTTGGTGTATGGCAAAGATAAACACCAGCACCATGAGATCCAGTAACTACCTTTAGTACACATGGAAATCCAACCACCTTTTCAACTAAATCTGCTTTACATGGAAAGCGAGTAAGCATTGTCTTGGGAATAGGAAGACCTGCCTGTGCCAAGATCTGATTAGCATACATCTTATCTTTTGCTGCAATGATGCTGTCAGAGTTTGGAAGAGTTGGTACATTCAATCGTTCGAACTGTCTCAAGACCGATAGATTATAAGCACCAGTCCCAGACCCAGTACGAGGGAGTAGAACATCAGGTAGACTAACAATGTCATTTTGATATCGGATCGATTTTCTGTCATCACGGGAAACTAATAGGTCAATTTCATCAGCATAAACCACAGAGAAATCAATACCTTGCTTCTCTGATTCTTCTAAAAATCTATCTGCTTCGTAAGTTTCTTTAGACTTACGATTTGAAAGCATCCAAAGTTTCATATCAAATTTTCACCACAATGAGTTCATATAGTCCAGTAATATCAGATTTTGCTATGGCAGATTGTTCAGTTTCAAACTGCTTTGCTTTTGATTTATCAGTTGTCCATTTAGGTGAATCATTTTCATTGGTCTGAAAATATAACTTTCCTCCACCAGGGGTTTCTCGATAAACAATATACATTGGTCTGAGATTACTACAGTATTATAACTATCTAGGCAAAAAAAACCACCCCCAAAGGAGTGGTTAGTTGTTTTTCTAATAAACGCCGTTTATTAGGATTCCGAATATCAACCGATTGCAGGAGCAGTCAGAGCAACAGGAGTGCTAGAAGCAGCAGCAAGATCGAGAGGGAAGTTGTGAGCATTACGCTCGTGCATCACTTCGAAACCGAGATTAGCACGGTTGAGGATGTCTGCCCAGGTGTTGACTACACGACCACTGCTATCAAGCAGCGACTGGTTGAAGTTGAAACCGTTGAGATTGAATGCCATGGTCGAAACACCAAGAGCAGCAAACCAGATGCCTACAACAGGCCAAGCA